GATAACTCACTATATGTGGAGATATTGGAAAAGGCGATGCACGTGTTCAATTGTGTTGCTCGTATGTCGGGTAATTATAGTGAAGATGACTTCAAGATCATGCGTGGTTTGACCACAGATTTGCTTTTTCCCTATGTCGCCTTGAATGGCACACTGGTTGGACTCACTGGTACAAATCCCAGTGGCAATAACTTAACGGCATATTTGAATTCTGTTTGTAATTCGTTGTTGTTCCGCGTGTCATATTTTACAACGTTGGGAACTCATGCGGAAGTGCCAAGATTTCGTGACCGTGTGAAGCTGATGACTTATGGCGATGATGCCATAGGTTCCGTGTCCTCTGAGTGTGCCTTTAATATGGTACACCATCAGAATGTGTGTCAATTGTCTGGAATTGTTGTGACAATGTCCGACAAATCCCCTACCATGAAGCCTTATGTTTGCTTTGTTGACACAGATTTTTTGAAACGGACAAGTCGCTACTGTCCTGACCGTGGAGTCATAGTCTCTTTGTTGAGCTTGTCCTCCATTTTCAAGATGTTGCATGTAGCGCGAGAGGGTGGTGTCCTCTCAGATGACGAACAATGTGTGGAGAATATCTGCACTGCTGCTCGTTACATTGCGTTCTATGAGCGCGGAGTTTATGATGAGTTTGTCGGAAAATTACAACTCATTGCAACCTCGTTCGGTTGGGTCATACCCGAACTAAATAAAAATTATGATCAACACGTCAGAGAATGGAAGCTCAGGTATGAGTTTCCAGATGACATTTCTTCGCTTTCTACCGAGGTTACAACGATTTCACTATCGGATGCCGGTGGTCAGTATGACGATTGGGATGGTGATAGCCCAAACGAGTTCGGTAGCATTTAGGTTGGTGCTACTGATAGTCTCAGAAGACCTGGTACTTTAATTTCTTACTTTTTTCCTTCTTGTGTTCGAGCACCGAACTCAAATGTGCTAGGATCGGATGATCCGCAATCTTTTATTGAAGATGACCCACCAGTTGGCGCTGTTTTAGTGCCTCAGTCTGGTATGGTGGGCATTTCCAGTGGTCGGTCTAATAATGACCACACATCTCAGAATGTTAGTTTTTCTGATGGAACCACAGACAATGTTTATCAAGTTGTTTCTGATCTGTCTGTTCCTGTAGCAGGTGGAAATGGAGATGACCTTGCCCTCAATGAATTTTTGGCTCGACCCGTTAAAATAACAGAATTTATTTGGGGACAGGTTACGGGAGGTTTTTTCGTCTCGTTTAACCCTTGGACCCTATTTTTCCGGGAACCTAGAGTTGCTAATAAGATTGCCCATTACAAACGGTTAAGAGCAAATTTGCACGTTAAATTTGTGATTAATGGTAATGGGTTTTATTATGGCCGTGCTATTTGTGGTTATGCACCTAGGGCCGTTAATGACACTTTTTCTTCCTTTCGGCAAAATTATCCGCTTGATTTAATTGGCGCAACCCAACGTCCGTATGTTTTGTTAGATCCCACCTTGTCACAAGGAGGTGAATTGATCTTGCCTTTTTTCCATCCATTCGAAACTATTGATATTGGAATTGACACCGATTGGGACCAAATGGGCACCATTTCCGTTACTGAGATGAATCCATTACACCATGCCAACGGTAATACATCAGGTGTGCATGTGACCGTTTTTATGTGGGCTACAGAAGTTCAGCTGTCTTGCTCTACTAGTCAAACTGCAGCTTCTTTACAACCCCAGGCTGGTGAGATGGATGAATATGGTACTGGGATAGTATCAAAACCAGCTTCATTACTGGCAGGAATAGCTGGCCATTTTGTTAACGTCCCAGCAGTGCGACCCTATGCATTGGCTACTCAATATGCCATGCAGATTACTAGGAGTATTGCTGAGTCGTTAGGTTATTCTCGACCAGTTAATATTGATCCAATTATGCGTGTTAGAACGGAAATTTTTCCTAATGTGTGTAATTCGGATGGCCAAGATAGTGCCACCAAATTGACTATTGATTCTAAGCAGGAGACCACCATTGATACTCGGATTATGGGACTTGATGGGGGCGATGAACTTAATATTAAGAACATTGCCACTAGACAGACTTATATTTCTTCGCCTACGTGGCCAACTGATTATGTTCCTGGTCAATTATTGTTTAAATCCGCCGTAACACCAATGATATTCGGGAGGTCTAGTTCCTCTGCAACTTCCGAGTATCATCTTACACCCATGTGTTATGTTGGTGCATTATTTCGGTACTGGCGTGGTACTATTCGTTTTCGTTTTCAAATTGTAGCTTCAGCGCATCATAGAGGCAGAATTCGCATTGTGAACGATCCTTATGGCATGTATGCAAATGCCCCATTCAATACTGCGTATTCATATATCGTGGATATTGCAGAAACCCGTGATTTTGTTGTTGATATAGGCTGGTGCGCTTCCCAAGGCGCATTGCGTACTGGCCTTATTGCTGGACAACCCCAAGTTTTTGATATTGCTAACGTTGATGCGAATACGATTCCCAATTACCAAAATGGTGGTATTAGAGTAGAGGTTCTTTCTCCTCTTACTACCCCTAGTGACTTAGTCTCTCAACCTGCTGAGATTAATGTTTGGGTTTCAGCGGGAGATGATATCGAATTTTTCGGTCCTTGTCTCGGAAACCTCAAACTACTGACTCCACTTCAACCAGCAGCAGAAGAGAGGAGACTAAAGCCACAATCCGGTGAAGCAGTCGATATTTCAGGTGCAGATACAGACTGTCAACCATGCATAGAGACATCTATGCAAACTTTTGCGATAAAACCCGGTGATGCTCATGTTTCACTTTTGACCTATGCAGGTGAAGTTATTCCATCCCTGCGTGTGTTATTGAAGCGTTACGCTTACTCTCGATCGTATGGAGTGTTTAATGCTGTTGAAAAGAGAATTATGCCAACTTATCCTCAGTGGCCAGGTTATCAACCTGATGGCACTGAAACCGTTGATGGGTTGCCATATTGTGTGGCGGTTACAACGCCACTCGCTTGGGTCATTTCTGCATTTGTTGGGTACCGTGGAGGTATCCGTGTTCTAGGAACTATTTCTGGGGAGGGTACCCCAAATCCTGGAGCACTTGTCATGGCCAATGTTGGACTGTCGCCAGCTGATGATCAGTTCCAGCGAATTTCCGCTCCCGTGCCAGCTACGCCGTTAGCTGAGTCCATCCGATTAGCAAATAATTCATTTGTTTATGAGGATGTATTTTGTG